TGCACAAACTGGTTCTCAGAGTTGACAACAAAGTTGACAACGTCGGGCAGGTTCTCGTAATTCAGTTCCCCAATCAGCTTGAGGAACTCGCCTTGGCTCTGATGCAGCCGCTTGTGGATCGACGAGTAGAACCGCTGCGACGTCTCCAGCAGGGCCAGCGTCGTAGCCACCGGGCCGTAGTTGCTGGACTGCGCCACCACTTCGTCGGCAGCGTCAGCGAACTTCTGCCCGCTATCCACCATGAACTTGAGCAGGCCGAAGAGGGTCTGAGAGGGTTCCTTGGCGGGAAGGGGGAAGAAAGCGTTCTTCAGTTCTTCGGGCGCTAAGTTGACGTCACGCCACTCACCAAAGCCAAGCGGGGTGTCGGAGTCGGAGAACTTGGCATCTTGGGATTTGAAGCCTGCCTGCCAGTTGGCGTATTGGCCGGAATCGACGAGGGCGCGCAGCGCGACGGTGGAGGCGGCGGCCAGATCACCGATCAGGTGAACGTAGCCGAGGGACCAGAAGCCGAACGCCGGGATGCAATGATCGACGGTGTACCAAAGGCGCTTGGTCATGGCGGGATCGTCTTCACGCCAGTTGCGCTTGATCGAATAGACGTTGCCAGACTTCACGTTGAAGTGGACGATGTAAGGTGCCATACCACCTTCGGGCAGCAGCGGGTCAGCGCCTTCCAGATCTAGGTAGCAATGGGACTCACCGACCGTATAGCCCTTGCGCTCCAGCGACAGATCGAAGCCTTGGGCCTGGGCAATCGCCTCAGTAATTTCGTTGGCTTCGAGGGTTTCTTCGGCGTCGTTGTCGTCAGGCTTGATGAAGGTGCCGCTGTCTGTGAGGCTCCGCATCTTGCGCGGCGACAACTCCATCACCTCAATGTATTCGTCAGCGTCCTTCAGGTGGGTGGCTGCCGGGTCGATGTAGAAGTTCTCAGCATAGACGACGGTGGGTTCGGGCGTTCCCGTCAAGGAGTTCCAGCCAGCCTTGCGGATGCCGACGCCCATGAAGCCAACGCGGAACAAGTTGCGTTCGAGGTCGGAGTAGAAGCCAGCGACCTGATCGACAAGTTGGTGGTTCATGTAGGCACGGACACGGGCAGCCGCCTGTTCACGGGCCGGGTCGGTATAGCCGAGGATGCGCGTGCGGACGGGGCCACGGGCAGGCCAAAGCTCTTGGATGGCCTTGGCTTGGAACTTGACGACGTTCTCGATCAGCAGGGGATGGACGGCGGTGCAGGCACCCTCGACTTCGGTGTTGCCCTCGCCTTCCGTATTGAGGCCCAACCACCGGATGCCCTTCTTGATCTTCTCCTCCCATTGTTGACGGGAGTTCTTGAAGGTCGTATGAGTGTCTTGGCGGTCGGAGCCGATCTCATCGACGACGTCGCTGTCCAGCATGGGGACGAGGTTGGCCCCGAACGACATGTCCACTTCGATGACTTCCTCGTCGGGAATGATCAGAAGGGTTTCCTCCGAGAACTCAAATTCGATCTCGGGCTCTTCGTCGGCAGTCGGGAACGGCGGATTATCGGACATGGCTTACTTGGCTCCAATAGCTACGGAATGGGCGCCGCTTCGACATGGGGTCGGGGCGGCTAACAGTTTCTTGCGTCAACTCGTAGCGACGGCGCAAGTAGAGAAGGGCCATCACCATTGCATCGACGGAGTCGTCGTGGGCGCCCTTGGGAAACTCAAGCGCCTCTTGCATCACTTCCGCCGCATACTTCTTCTTCAGGGGCATCCAAACTCGTTGACGCTCAATGATGCCGGTTACGGCATGAGCGCGAGTCACCTTATCACGGTCAGGCTGGAAAGGCAATACCGGCAGCTTGTTTAGCTTGAGGTCTTGGATCAGCGACTGCCCCGAAGCTTTGTTCTCAATCACCATCTTGTCGGGCCGAAACAACTCATATTGCTCTTTGGCAATGTTGCGGAGTTGGGGGAAGGTCCACCGCCCTCGCACCTGATTGAGCAGGATAGCGTTGGGCTCATCGTATTCGTGGCCCTTGTCGTCCGTGTAGGTTAGGTGGAAGATGCCCCAAGTCTGGATGACCGAGTAATCGGCGGTGGCCTTAGTGGAGAAAGCCGTATCCAATGTTTGGATGATTTCGTCGCACTCGGGGGGATCGTCTTCGTCCCAGTCTTGGAAGTCGTCCTTGTTGAAGATGTTGCCTTCGTCGCCTACCGGAGTCTGCATGTAGAGGGCGCCCCAGTCAGAGCGAGCCAAGCTTTCGCGGGTCGCCGTGAGGTCTTCCATCGTAATGTATTCAGGCCAGTAGGAAGTGTCCACGGGCAGCATCAGATAATCTGCGGCAGCCTGATCCAGAATGGCCGGAATAGAGATGACTTCCCATTGATCGACCTTGCCATTGCGGGCAGCCTTGTCTAGGAGGAAGCCGGAAAGGTCCTTAACATGCCAGCGCGTATTGACCAGAATGATGCGGGAGTCTGGCAGCTTACGGGAACGGAAGCCGGGGCCATACCAGTTGTTGACCCGTTCGCGCTCGGTGTCGGACTTGGCGGTCTGCTCCGACAGGGGGTCATCTAGGATGCCCAGGTTGAAGCGGTAACCGGCGATGGACTTACCTGCGCCCGCCGGGAGGAAGGAGCCGCCCGCTGTTAGCTTCCAACCTGTGACGCCTGACATGTCGTCGCGAATCTGGACACCGGGGAAGATTTCCAGATATTCGGGAGAGCGGACTAGGTCACGGATTCGGCCCGAACACTCGACGGCCTTGTCGGTCGTGTGCGAAATCCACATGACGCGCCACGTTGGGTTGCGCCCAAAGGACCACGACGCGAACAGCATGAGCAGGACCGACTTCATTGAGCCTGGAGGCAATGCCAGCATCAGGCGCGGTATGGAACCTTCTTCAACGTCAGCGAGGGTCGCCGCAATCGCTTGGATGTGGCGCCCGTCGCGGTAGTCGTTGCCGTCAAGCATAAGGTGAGCCAGCAGCTTAACGAAGACGTAGAAGTCATCACGCGCTTCGATAACGGCCTTCTGGTGAAGGGCCTCTGCCAGCTCTGCCTTAACTTGAAGGAGAGCGTCCTGACTAGTTGATGCGGAGTTTGCGCTCAATATCCGGCTCTGCTTCACGCAGGATCGCGGTCAGTTCGCTGATGCGCGTATCCAGTTCTTCCTTGGAATGGACAGTCCGGTGGACAATTTCCTTCTTATCCACAAACATGCCCAGGTACTTGGCGAGGTTCTCCATTGCGCGGTTAGCGTTGGTGAAGTCGCCGGTCTGCATAGCAGCAGTAGCAATGTCGTTGAACCATTTGACGACGTCTTCGATGTTGATCTTCATGCGTGCCTTCTCCTCGATTTCGAACGCGGTTACTAGGTCGTGGAAGTGTGGAATAGCTAGATTACGGTTGGCGATCCGCAGCAAGATGTTGTAGTTGGCGGAATCGTAGCCAGCAAGACGGGCGGCGCCGCACTTGTTGGTTCGCCCATTGATAGCATATTGGCGGGCGAACTCAACTTGCTTGGGCGTCAGGTTCTTGAACTGCTCGACCTTGTCCCAGTGTGCGCGCCACGTTTCCCGTAGATGATCCTTGATGGAGCGGATAGCCTCGACGTGCTGCTTAGTAACGACGCGCTTGGGCTGATGGATGTTCAGTTCCCGAAGCTCGCGTCGATACTTCCGCTGCCGCATACCCTGGGAGGGGCGGTTGGGCTTGCGCTCCCGATCCGCCTTCTCCTTCCTCACAAGATGATCTGGCTTCTTCTTGGTCGAAACCTTGGGGACGTATGGCTCGTCTTCACTCATGCCGGTGCTGTTTCCTCCTCATCCACACGAACAATGGAGATGCGCGAACGGCCCTTCTGCGTATTGCTGCCCGAGCGCCCCGCGTTGTAGAAGCGGAGGCCATGCCGTTCCAAAGCAGGCCGGATGCGGCGCAGTTCGGCGGCAAAGCTGTGCGAGGTTTGAGGCAGCTTCTCGCGAGGACCAATGTTCATTTCCAGTTGACCGATAAGGTCCGAGTAGGTTCCAGAGAACTCCTTCTGTTTGTCCATCATCCGCAGCATCGCAGAGGCCATGCCGTGGAACTCCAGCATGTGGCTCTCAGCAGCCGAGCGGTTGCGCTTGTAAACTTCCATGAGCTTGCCCGGCTGCCACCCGAAAGCATGTTCGGCGGCAACGGCCCACACAGCGAAAGCAGACATGCGCGGCTTCTCAGCCAACACTACATTACCATAATTCTGTGTAGCAATCAACGCGGCATTCATAAGGGAGCCGAGAAGCTTCGAGTGGTTGGCATGGAAGGAGTCCCAGAACTCGCTGTCGTCACGGCGATGCCGGGGATCAATGCGCGGCAGATGCACATGAATCGAGCGGTCAACAAGGTCGCCCCGCTCCACGACGTCAGGAATGCCGTTCATGGCGACGGGGCGGCAAACGCGGACTGCGGATTCCTCCGCATTGGTATAGAGTGCGCGACCACCTTGTGCGCCCGTGCCCGTGGAGATGACGCACAGCGCATCAGACATCTTATTGGAGATGTGAGACACGTTGTCGAAGGCGAGGACGAAGGAGTTGCGAACCATCGCTTGGAGGTCACGCTGATCCTCGGGCGGCGTCCGCATATCAAGGGCGTGCGGGTCGATGATGCGGCGCATCAGACGCAGGATGGTGGACTTACCGGAGCCTTGCTCACCCGAAATGGTAAGCACCGGATATGGGCCTTCTGGGCGCAGGCAACCGAGGAGCCACGCAATGAGAAGCATCATGGTCTCGTCGTCGGCGGCGACGAACTGCTTCAGAAGCTTGGGGAACTCGGAGGCTGGAACCGAAAGGTCAGGCTCAACGAGCGGCAACATGCCTGCGCCTCGGAGCATACGGATGTGGGTGGGGCCGCCAGGTATGCGAGTTATGCCATTGGCGCTGATGTGCCATGCGTCGTTTGCATCATTGCCAATATCTAGATATGAGTCGCCCAGCTTACCACCGACCCGGATGAAGTCCTTGACCTTTTGGCCGTGCGAGCGCACCCAATGCGAGAAGTAGGTTTGGGCCGCCGCGAACAGGTCGCCGTTGGGGAGGTGGCCCGCCGTATCTACACAGAAGGCACTGAACCAGCCACGGAAATCGCAATGGCCGGATGGCGTCACAGAAAGGGTGCGACGGATGCCCGCCTCGGTGTAGTCGAGGAACAGGCGCCCGTCTTCGGTCGTCCAAGGTGTCAGGTGAAGCTTCGCGTCATTCAGAAGTTGGACGCGGTTGATCTTGTCGCTCATGGCTACTCCTTCGCTAGGAGGCCATCCTATCGCAGGTGAGAAAGGGTTGCAACATAGATTCTCACCTTCCTCACCTTACGTCTCGATCAAGCCAAAGCCTTTGAGAACCGGGTTGGTGTAGGAGATGGCGGCGCCAGTCACCGTGGTTGAGGCGTTGTCAGCCACCGTGACAACAAGCCCATTGACCGCCGTAACGCGGGTAGCCAACGCGGCGCCCGCCACACCCGCGCCATCGATAGTGAGATAGGCGCCGACAAAGATGGAAGCGTCGTTGAGGGACGACACCGTCAACTGGTCTGTGCCGCTGGTGATGTCGCCCGTAACGGTACCACCATTTGCCGTTCCTAGGCCACCAGCCACACCAGAAGACGTACATACCCAACCCATGTAACCGCCCGGTGCGGGCGCGTTGTTGATGATACGCTGGCCCGCCTCTGCCGTAAGACTTGTTTGCAGCGTAGGGCTGGCCAAAAATCCTACGGTCTGTTGGGTGAAGTTGGAGTAAGTATTGTCGCCAATGTCGGGAGCAAGCTCAAAATTAGGCGCCACTCCGTCGATTTGGATGCCTGTGCCGCCGACAACACCATCGTAGATATTATCTTTGAAAATTATGTTCTTACCAAAAAATCCAATGACATACCGGATAGCACGCGAAAATGTGCCCGACGTGGAACCCATCAAGTTGTCTTTGATGATGATATTAGAAGCCGCATTAGCCGGATCAATGGGGGCATTGATACGAATAATGTCATCGCCGTTAAGGAAAGTGTTGTCTTTAACGACGATGTTTTTCAAAACAAGGTTGCGGTTGTCTTCATTTTCAAGAAAGAAGCAATGACGCGGTCCTGAGCGGTTTGTAATGTCCACAAAGTTGTCTGAGACAATGACGTTGCGGGTTCGTTTACCAGTAAACGAAATACCATGGTTACTGCCATTGTAGATAGTGTTGCCCGTAATGATGGCGCTATCAACGTCAACTTGAATGCGAATACCCTGCCCGGCACACTTCAAATAGTTGTTGGCAATGATAATTCGTTTGGCTTCTGGGTTATCTGCATAGTTAGTGGCAGACCCGCCGCCAATGATTATGTTGGCATCAGAAGCATTAGTCCCAACCGCTTCAAAACGGTTGCCTATAATGGTGGCGTTCTTACCGCGAAAATACAGACCAGCGCCACAGTTAATGGCGACATTGTTAGCAAACACAATATTTTCGGATTGATGCGTGCCAAACCCGTTAGCGCATGTAACCGCAGTATTGTTCGCCACAATGCCGTTACGAGGGATCGGAAACCCCGAGGTGGCATTGGCGTCTATCGCTCGCCGCAACGACTGGCAAGTGTTGTTAGCAAAAACCCAGTTGCAAGAACCGGTAAAGATGACGCCATAAAACCCACCACTAATCACAGGCAAATTGCTTGGGTCTGAAAGGACTCGGCCCGTAATCTCATTACCAAGCACGCGGGCGTTGTTCGTCAGTTCAAGTTCGATAATAGTGTTTTGGCAGTTTGCGATACGGCAGTTAACGATAGAAATGTCGTTAACATAGATTGCGTAAATGCCTTGAGGCATATCAAAGACAGTATTTAGATCGCCGTAACCGGTGCCATACACCTCAATATTCTCAATGCGAATACCTTCAATGAAGGTATAAGGACGAATGGTGACAGTGTAGCCCGTAGTGCTATAAGTATCAGCAAACCCCCATTCAGGAGTAATCACGTTGCCCGAAACGCTTTGGACCCTGTTAAGTTCACTTTTGTTGACCGGCTGATAACCGGATACCCCAGTAACGCCGTTCCAATATTCGCCGTTGCTAGCAATCTGAAAGAAGGTGCCGGGCGTTAGGTTTGCCGCGTTTGCCACCGTAAGCGTAGAAGACGCGCTGGTGATTGCAGCAGTAAGGGTCGTTGTAGCCGGAGGTGTCGGCCCCCTGATAGAAATGATCGGCTGTCCCGTTGCCCACGTTGTATTAGGGTCAGCGACAATTCGCGCAGTCCCTTCACCCACGATGTGAGTAAAGGAGGAAGTCACTGTGACGGTGCCCTTAACTAGGAAGGTGCCCGTAAGCACCAGGGTACGCCCGGCAGCAGCGGCCACAGCACGGCGAAGCGCCTCGGTGTCGTCAGCGATACCGTCGCCTACAACACCGAAGTCCTTGGCGTTGATGATATCGCGCATCTTGTCTTGGCCGGAACGCAGAACTGCGCCCGTGCCCGTCTGCGTGAAGGTAGTCAGGACCGAGACGGCCGCCACATTGCTTTCAAGATTGGTAACGCGAATGTCCAGAGTGGAGACTTCCGCTTCGACACCCGCTACGCTAAACGTCTTAAACGCGTCGGCATTGCTT